TATTGCTATTACTATTGCTATTACTATTACTATTGCTACTATTATCCTTCCAACTTCCGCCAACTGTTGGTTTAACTTCTGATTTATCCTTCCAACTTCCGCCAACTTCTGGTTTAACTTCTGATTTATCCTTCCAACTTCCGCCGGCTTGTTTTTTTAGTTTTTGATTTTTGTTATCATTATCACTTCCCCATCCAGTCATTATTAAAAACTTTCGATAGAACTCTTCATCGCCCATAAGTGCATTAGCAAGGTAATTTATTAATCTTTCTGCTGCTGCTTTGCCATCGCTGCCAAGTAATTCTCTTTTCATTAAAATATCTGCAAATTGTTTTGCTATTCCATTTACCATATCTGGTTGTGCAAATGCTGCGTACCCACCACCAGCAAGTATAGAAAGTTTAATTGCATTCCATGCGAGGCTTATCTTCTTTCTTGGATTTGCAAATTCAATAGCAGTTTTTTTATTAAAGCCTAATGCAAACTTTGGTACTCTCCAAAAAAGTGTAACTAAACCTTTTACTATTGCCGCTCCTCCTATCCAGAAAAGATAGGCTGCAATAGCAGTTTGGAGAATAGCTTTTAACTCAACTATGTCTCTGTCATATTTGGCTGAGGTATATGTTTCACCATCACCTAGGGGATATTTTCCTTTTTTATAATTATCACCGCCGTTTAATTTCCATATGTAATGATATCTCAATATATAAGCGTCAATAAGTATGTAAGCTGGCATCGCCCATCCAACTACTTTCAAAAGTGGACCAGCAATTTGACTAGCAACTGCTATAGTCTTCTTTACAATTCCGCCAGCTTTGCCTTCTTCAAACCTTATTTTTTCTTTTAGATTTTGACCAGAAACTTTAAATTGCTTTGTCTTGTTATTATTAGGAGTTAAAGTGTCAGCATGTTCGGATATCTTTCTTAAAAGACTTATTCTGTCGTTAAATACAACAGTCTTTGTTGCAAATGCTTTCTTAATAGCGTCTTCACCTAAAACAAATTTAACTTTTGGTTTAACTTTAGGTTTAACTTTAGTTTTTTCTTTTTCTATTGTTTTTTTAAGTTCATCTCTATGTGTATTAGCATTAGCTTCAGCTGAAGGTCCATTAAATCGTTTGATTACGTTACCATCTTGATCAACTACATTAAATGTTTTGTAACCGTCAACTAACAATCCGGGTTTAATATCAACCGAACTAGGTAGTGATGTTTTGACGCTTGGTGTTTTGACAATTGGCTGTTTTATAGAATCAGCAGCAACCCACTTTCCATTTTGTTCTTTTTCTAATGACCATTGTTGTTTTGAATCACTCCAGATTGCTCTACCAGGAAAATCTTTATGGGTTTTGTCAAGTGTTATTTGAGTCTTGTCCGGCATAAATCCTTTTGGCGGTTGCCAATTGTTTGCTTCTAGTGTTGATAGCCATTGTCGAGCCATTGGAACTCCGACCACAACTCCTCCAATAGCAGCTGTAGTGGCAATGAATTTAGCAGCACCTAATAACATTGCAGGTACAAAGAACCATTCATCTAATTGCTGTTTTGATTCTGTAATTTCACGTACTTGCATAGTATTTCCAATTCTATTAACTAGTAGTATTTATGTCGACTATATATATTTAAATAATCTTACCATGAATACACATTATAACATATTTAAGTCAAATCCACTTGACAACTCTATAATTTCGATGGGTCGTGTCTATCATTATGACGAAATCCAACCAACTATAGAAACATTTAAGACAGTCCATCCGGAATGCAAGTTTTTTTACGAAACAGTTAACACATCAACAATTAAATCAGGCTTTGGAAGAGATCCTGATCTTCATTAGTTATTTAATAATAATGAGCTAAAGCTCATTAAGTTTATCGCTAACGCTCAAACTAATTTATTTAATTTAAATGATTAAAAGCAATGTTACGTAGTAACATTGTGTTAGCTTTATGTAGATTGTTTCAGTCAGACGGAACCTGTTACGGTTCCATCTAATCTCAAAACTTTATGTGAGTTCGTCACAGCCGAGACTTGGAAGTAGGTATTTATTATACACAAGTTTGATGGGCTCTAATCTTTCCCAACCTACACCGACATCGCTTTTTACAGCTATCCCCCGCTTCGTTCCTAGTGCTAAAGGGTTTTTACAAACTATGTTGTGTTTTTTGACTGACAGCAATCAATCTATATCAACTTGTAAGCCCAATTTGTTTGATGGCTTCCTCACTCTGGTGAGTCAATCAATATGTTGCGTGTGCTTCTATACGAGAGCTTTTTCCACAGCGGAAGTATTAAACTGGCCCGCTAACCTTATGTGCTGTATTGATTTGCCTAAGAGTTTTTTAAATGTTCTGTAAGAACTTTTGAACAACCTACTCGTACATTAATGATACCGTTATAGTATTCATCTGTTTCAAGTACTCGTCGATCAAACTGTTCCTTTGCCTCTATGTAACTTAATACGCCTCTACTAGGACAATAATGTAATATTTCTCTAGTAAACTTGTCTTTGCCTAATTTTAAAACGTCTGCGTTTAAATGATCTGATGATCCCCAATAGTCTCGCCAGTCACTTTCCTTAGTTCCGCGTCTTTTGTTTTTCTTGCCTTTAAGTGGTGGTTTAGTTGTTTTAAATTTTGCTAGTTTCTTGCCTATATATTTTTTATTGTTAGTGAGATTGGTAATTAAATATACAAAGCCTTCACAGTCTTTAGGTAATTCTATTACTTCTTCTCCGCAGTAAGTCCATTGCATACTGTACTTACCGGTATTGTCTACTTAACACGGCCTTTCTTGATATTAAAGTCGTTATGTATTTCCGCCATGCGTAATTTTGCTAATCTACGAATTTCTCTTAACCATTTACGACTTGCAGCATGTGTTCTATAAGAAAGACGTGCTTCGAAGGCATCGTTTATTTTAAAATATTCTAAATATGCCTTAGTTAATTGATCATGAACGTCATCTTCCATTTATTTTTACCTACTCTACAATATCAATGTCGTTTTCGTAACTAGTAAAGCCGTTTTCTTTAATAACACGCATCACATGATTAACACGCCCTACAAGTTCGTCCTTGTGTGAAATAAGATATACATTCTTCTCACCTTCGCGACCCATTTTCTTAAGAACAGCAAGTGCTCCTTCTACTCCAGCGGTATCCATACCGCTATCAATTAATTCGTCAATAAACAATAAGTTAATCTTTTGATATAAACTTTCCCAAACATCACGGAATGCAAAACTCATACCGAGTATAAGTCTATTACGCTCTCCTCTTGATAAGTTATCAAAGTCTAAGTCTTGACCTAGCTGAGTAATTTCAACAGTTAAGTCGTTTTGAAATACTACTTGATGTGGCAGTCCTAACTTATCTAAGAAGTATGTAAGTCTGTTATTTAAGTATGCTAAGTTTTGATCAATAATTTTCTTACGAATAAAACTATCTTTGTTTGTTAATAGTTTTAATAAAAATTCTTGATGATCTTTGAAGCTAGTTAATTGATTAACAACGTTCCAGTCAATTTGTTGTATAGCACTATTATTTAATTCGTTGATCTGTTTATGATAAGGATCAATTTCTTGTTCTTTACCAGCAAATGCTTGCTTTAAACTTTCAACATTTTGTCTATGTGCATACGCTTCTTTAGCTGTTTCATAAAATGTAGTAGGCTTTCCGTTAATATCACCAATGTCATGTAGATCATTTACAACAGCAGATAGCTTTACATTAATTTCTGCAGCATATTTCGTTGCATCGTCTAGTTCTTTAGTTTTTTTAGTTAAAATTTCTTGTTTTTTGTCTACATGTAGCTCTTGCCCACATGTATAACACGTTGCATCATCTAAATCTGCGATGTCTTTATTTGCTTTTTCAACAGACTTGTCTGCACGTTGTAGTGCTGGTTCTAATGTGCTTAATTCTTTTTTAAGACTCGAAATAGAGTTATTGTGCTTAGTCCAATTACTTAATTGTTCATGGGATTCAAGTTCTGCATCAATATCTAAATGTTCTAGCTCATCAATTCCGGATTGTAACTTTTTTACATCTTGATCTTTTTTAGCAAGCCAAGCACGTTGGGTTCCTTGTAAGTTTTCAATTGTAGCACTAATTTTTTCATTAGAAGATTGAATAGCATTTATCTTTAGCGTTTCTTCTTGAATCAATTCTTTAGTATTACGAGTTTGGTCTTTAAGGGCTTCTGCCTTTTCACTCAGGATAGTAATACCAAGTAGCTGTTCAATGATAGCACGTTGATCATTTTGTCTCATTGACAAAAACGGTTCAGTATATGTGTTAAGTGCAACAATATGCTTAAACATATCATGACTCATGTCTAGTAATTCATTAATGTACTCTTGTGTCTTACGACTATCGCCCTGCGACTCATCAGTCATCTCTTGTTCGGTATTATTAACGTAAAATTTAAGAATGTTTGGAGAGCGTCCTCGTTCAACTCTATAGTTAACGCCATTTTTCTCAAAATGTAAAGTTACTAACATACCTTTTGAGTTTGTTTTGTTAATTAAGTTATTACGTTTAATGTTTGTAAGCGCCTGGCCGTACAATGCGTAACTTAGTGCATTAATGATAGTAGTTTTACCAGTACCGTTACGGCTTCCACTATCATCACCTCCTTGATCTAAGTTTTCACCTAATACTAAGGTTAGTTGTTGCTGATTAAAATCAACAGCCTGTGTTTGATTACCAACACTCATAAAGTTCTTGACGGTAAGGTCTTTAATTTCTATCATAAGTCGCTATAAATGTCCATAAGGGTTTTTTTATTAAAGTTGTCACTTTCAATTGCGGCTATTTCGCCTGCAACAATTTGATCAACTGATTCGAATTGCTGAATATCTAATTCTGTAGATATTTCTTCAATTTGTTTTTGTGGGATAAGTGAAATCTCTCTACACATGTGTTGATTAATAAAAGTTTCTTTAATAAAACTAGCTTCTTCAAAACTAATAGGAACATCAATAGTAACACGCAGATACATTTTACTTTTAATAATAGTTTGCTTAGGATCTAACAGTTGGCTTAACTTAACAGTCCTATACTTTGGACAATCGTCCCAATTAATATATTCAGGAGCTTTGTCTTTCTCTCGATCAAGAATCATCATTCCGCGGTCATCGTCCCATGCATCTGCATAGTTGTGCGGAAATGCATTACCTAAGTAATGTATAACTCCTTGTTGTTGGCGTTTATGAAAGTGTCCGCTGAACACATATTGCTGATTCTTAAAAGAATCTGCTTTTAAATCTCCATGATCTGGCATCTGAACCATTGCGTTCATATAAAATGATGGAAGTTCAAAGTGTCCAAAGATATACTTACTTTTTATATCTTTAATCTTTTTCCATTCTTCCCCAACTAGCCAAGGGATAATAGTTACATCTTCAATTGTAGTAATCTTATCAATAAATGTAATACCAGGAATATGCCTAGCAAATGCAGTTGAGTTAATATCTCGTTTATCTTTATAATAAAGATCGTGATTGCCATCAAAGAAGAAAAACTGCTCAAATGCTGCTCCGAGCTTCTCCATAGACCGTATTGTTGCATCCATAGTAGTAAGATTTAAACTATTTCGGTTATGATGCCAGTCACCACAAAATATTCCAGTTTCGCAACCGTTATCTTTTGCGTTTTGAATAAACCAATCTATAAAATCTTCGCAATCGTCGTTATGAACCTTACTATTACCTTTTAAACCTAAGTGGATGTCGGTAAAAACCGCAGCTTTTTTAAACAAAGTTATTCCTCTTACTTTCGTTATAATTTATTATAGTATCGTTGTCTATTAAAGTCAAGAGATTTTACGTATTTTCTTTGTTTCTAGCTGCCGACTCTCGTTTCATATATGCTTCCCATTCTCCGGCATGTTGTCTAGTATAACTAGGATCCATTCCGTTTTGTTCTAATATATCATCTCTAATATTTTGATTACGTTTTTCTAAGTTAATAACTCGAACAAAGCTATTAGTTACAGCCGCAGTATAGTATGCAAATGGATTATTTGATTTAGATTCGTCAAACTGTAATCCAATTTGTGCAAGTTGTAGTATTGCTTGACCCTTCATTTCATCGTTATATGTATATCCACGTACATTTCCTCTTGTAGCATAACGTTCACATAACTTAATCCACATATTAGCAAGTGTAGCAGTAGCTTGTCCTTCGCTTTTAGAAAAGTAACCATTTTCCATACCACCAGTCCAGTGTGACTTACCAACTACTATTAATTCACCTTCTTCGTTGAATTTATAGTGTTGATACGGTGGAAAGTTAAGTTTAACTCTAGTATCTGCTACAGTCTTAGGATTTTTCTTTCTACCTTTTTCTTCCGGAATGTGTTCAAATGACATAATTCTAAAAATTATCTCTTCTTTTGTTATCTTCTTATAATCTACTTCACATTCTGCAAGTTTTACCTTAATACCATCTTTTTTCTTCTGATCGTATTCTTCTAGGCCTAGTCTTTTAGCTTTATTTCGTTTAGCTTCAGCAATAGTACGTATATTAATCTTATCTATAGTAGGTAAAATTATATCATATTGGTGAAACGTTGGTTCTGTGTAACTACTGAATACACTCTTTGACTTGTGTATTTCCTTCAGTATGTCTTTGTTATTTAAATAATTTACTTTTCTCATTTTATCTCCAGGTTATACTCTATTATAAACTATGTACTTAACTTTGTCAACTAAATAATGTATAGGAGTAACCAAAATATGTCGTCAGCAATGTTAAAAACGGTAAGAACAACAGCAACTAAATTAGCAAACGGTGCTTCAAAAGATGTTGCATCCTTTGTTGGTGGTGCTAATTTAAATGTAGCCTCAGGAGCACTTGGTGCTCTTAATTCTGTTAAACAAAATGTAACAGATTTTTTATCAGACACTGGGTTCGGCAAAGCAGCTCGTATGGTAAATTTATTAATTGGAGCAAACCCAAGAAGCAAAAGTTTTACTGACGGATCCTGGGGATCATCAGCTGAACATGATTGGCGAGTTAGATTAAGTCTTCCGCCTGGCAGTTTTATGTCAAGTCCTTTGTTACAACCTTTAATAGAAACAAACGGTTTAATATTTCCATACACTCCACAATTAATGATGCAGCACGATGCCAGCTATCAACAAGTTACCCCTGTACATAGTAATTATCCTTATTTTGCATACCAGAACTCGGATCCGAAAGCAATGCTTATTTCAGGAGCATTTTTAATAGAAAATGCTGTAGAAGCTGCATATTGGATTGCTGTAGTACAATATTTACGGTCTGTAACAAAAATGGCATACGGCGAAACTAGTAATCAAGGATCACCTCCTCCTGTAGTTAAGTTAACAGGATATGGAGATTATATTCTTCCTAAGGTTCCGGTTATAATTACAAACTTTACAGTAAACTTAGAACCAGATGTTGATTATATGAGAGTAGACATTGGACCAAACGGTACTTGGGTTCCTCTTTCAAGTATGATTTCAGTAACATGTCAACCAATATACAGCAGACGCAAGGTAGCAAAGTTTAGTTTAGATAAATTTATTGCTGGCGATAGTATTATTAACGGAGATGGATTTTTATAATGGCTAGTTATGGTAACGAAAGTCCTTATGCTAATACTACAATAGTTAATGGACAATATTTAGGGTTTTTAAAAATTAGACCAATACCTGCATATGATGATGATATATTATACACTATTGAATCTCAATATAGACATAGGCCTGATTTATTAGCTTATGACTTATACGGATCAATTAAATTATGGTGGGTTTTTGCTCAACGTAATATGAATACATTAAAAGATCCAGTTTATGATATGACTGTAGGTACACAAATATACCTTCCTCAGGGTTCAAGATTAACTGAATCCTTAGGAGGATAATATGCCACCAGGATTAACTAACATTATAGGAAGCAAGATAAAAACCCTTGCTGGCACCGCAGTTACTTCTGCTGATAACCTTGTTAAAAACGCAAAGTCTATAGTAACTTCGTCTAATATTAATATTAATGGACTTAAAAGTGCAGTTGAAGGAATACCATCTGAACTAGAAGGAGCAATAGCTTCAAAACTTGGATCAATAAAAACAGTAGCAGACTCTTTAATATCTGATCCGTTGGGATTAGATGCATTTAGTCATGTGTTTAAAACAGGCGCAGCCCCTCCGCCTTGGCCAAACGTATTAGAAAAATATGCCTCTTTTACTTATATATGGACGTTATCTTGTTTAACACTTGATGAATTAAATAGACCAGATTCTACGTACAGACTAAGAGGACCTAAAAATATTATTTGTCGTTCTGGAGGATCAGGTTCGGCAAAAGTATTAACCGCTAATGAAGCAGCTGGAGCTGTTGAATTTTATATTGATGACATTGAAATAGACTCGGTTCTTACTCATAATAAAGGAACAAAACAAGCTGATGCTCTTGGTGGCTCTTTTAAAATCTTTGAACCGTATAGCATGGGTATGTTTTATGAAACATTACAAATTGCAGCGTTAACTTGCGGTTATAAGAATTATATAGATGCACCATTTATGTTGTCAGTGCATTTTAAAGGATGGGACGATAATGGAAACATAAGTACTGCTTCGCAAGCAACAAGATATTTTCCAATTCATATTCTTCAAAGTTCATTTAATGTTACAGAACAAGGTAGCACATATGATGTAACATATGTAAAACATGATGATTTATCGTTTGGAGACCAAACTCAAGCAGCTAAAACCGATTTAAATTTAACTGGTAATACTGTACAAGAAATATTACAGTCTGGAGCTAAAAGTTTATCAACAACTTTAAATACTAGATTACTTAAGAGTAAAGAAGCAAAACAAACTAATAAAGTTGATCAATATATTATAATGTTCCCAAAAGAACGCAGTAGTAAAAATGAAGCAATATTAGGTGAACCTAGTGAAACTAAAACTGGAGCAACAAGTTCTGTTCCAAAAGAAGGTGACACAAAAACACTAAGTCCTGAAAGAAAACGAGAACTTTTTACAAGTATTTCAGGATTAAATAATGGTACATTTCCAATATCTTTTAATAAAACTATAGAGACTCTTCAAGGAATTACAATACAACGAAATGAAGTAAGCGAATCAATTAGAACCTACGCAGAAAATCCTCTTAATATAAACGAAATAGGTCAATCAAAGATTGTTAAATCTGCAAATGATAAAGGAGTTAAACCACAAGTAGATGCTAATAATTGTGATGCTGGTCAAGGAGTAGTATGTAGAGCAAAAACAGTAGAACCAACTACAACACGATCATTTCAATTTACATCAGGCACAAAGGTACAAGATATTATTGAAGAGATACTATTATCAAGCGATTGGGGAAGAGATATAAAAAGTAGACTAAACAACCCAGATCCGCAAAATATGGTTGATTGGTTTAAAGTTGAATCTCAGGTATATGAGGCTGCTGATCCAAAAACAGTTGATGCTACTGGTCAAAATCCAAAAACTTACGTATATAGGATAGTTCCTTTTAAAGTAAATGCATCTCGTTTTGCGTCAGTAACTAAGCGTACACCAGGAATGAAAGAATTAAAATCTCACGCTGCAAAAGAATACAATTATATCTACACTGGTAAAAATAAAGATGTAATAGATTTTGACTTAGCATTTAATAACGCATTTTATGTAGGAATTGGAGCTCAAAAAGGACAAAATTCAAAAGACAGTAAAATTGTAGGACAGGGTGCTAAAACAACGGCAAATACATCAGAATCACCAAATAAACTAAACGCAGGGTCAACTGACATATCGTCAGAAGGTTCAGCAACTGTAATAGAAGAAGCTAAAAAATTAGTAACAAAAACCGGCGGTGGCGGTCAAGAATGGACTGAAACACAAGTTGCTCGTGATTTTAATTCTGCAATATTAAATAGTGATGCAGATTTACTAGAAGTTGATTTAAAAATATGGGGAGATCCGTTTTGGCTAGGTGATAGCGGAGTAGGAAATTATTCTGCTGAACAAACTGAGTATATAAACATGACTAAAGACGGAAGTGTTGATTACCAATCTTCAGAAGTTGATCTTGTATTAAATTTTAGAACGCCGTTTGACATTGGAGATAATGGATGGATGGAATTTGGAGGAATATCTGCTCCAGCTAAATCTTTTAGCGGACTTTATCAATGTCTTCAAGTTAAGAGTTCATTTATGGGTGGAAAATTTGAACAAACTTTAACTTTAGTTAGACGACGTAATCAAGACGAGAAGGCAGCAACGGAAAATGCAGCTAAAAAAGAGAAAGAGTTAGATGCATTTGGCGGTAGTGGATTAAAGATTACTCCTCCTGATGATACAGCATCTTCAAACACACAGAAGTATATTGACGGCGGCCCAATCAGCAAAGTAGATAAAAATGAAAATAGTTCTACTTAAAATAATATGCTAAATTTACTAGCAACAACTAACGAAGGATTAGATTAATATGTCGTCAAAATTATCAAGAACTAGTAGTATCAATCACGGTTCAGGAAATCCTGGCCCTTTTCTTGCAAGAATAGTTAGTCACCTTGACACAACATATATGGGCGGGCTAGAAGTTGAAATATTATACTTAACGGAAGAAGGCAACAATACAGAAGCAGCAGGACAAACAACACAAGTAAAATACTTGCCTGGATTTTACGGTGTTACCCCTTTTAACGGCACTACTGCTAATGAAGGATTTTCAAACTCACAACAAAGTTATGGAATGTGGGCAGTACCTCCTGATATTGGAAATTTAGTATTAGTAATATTTGTTGAAGGTAATCATGACAATGGTTATTGGATAGGATGTGTTCCAGATGAATATATGAATTTTCAAATTCCTGGAAGAGCCGGAACAACATTTAATTCAGAAGACAAGACAAAACGTCTTCCTGTTGGAGAATATAATAAAAAGTTACCTAAACATAAAGGACAAGATACAACAAAGTTTATTAAACCGTGTGATATGGATGCATGTGCAGTATTAAAAACTAGTGGATTAATAGAAGATCATATTAGGGGATTGTCGTCATCAACTGTAAGAAGAGAATTACCAAGTATGGTATTTGGAATGAGTACTCCTGGACCTTATGATAGGCGCAAAGGCGCTCCAAAGACAGGATACGGTAATGCAGGTAGTAAAACTCAAATTGCTACAAGTAGATTAGGCGGATCATCGTTTGTTATGGATGACGGAGATGCTAGTTATTTGCGTAAAGGACATGCAGGAACAACAGCATCGGATTATGCGTCAGTAGAAGAACAAGAAAAAACTGGTGACCCAACAATACCACAAAATGAATTAATTCGATTAAAAACAAGAACTGGCCATCAAATACTATTGCACAACAGTGAAGATTTAATTTACATTGGTAACGCTAAAGGTACTACTTGGATTGAATTAACATCTAACGGAAAGATTGACATATATGCAAAAGACAGTGTAAGTGTGCATACTGAAAATGATTATAATGTAACTGCCGACAGGGACATTAACTTTACTGCTGCCCGAGACATTAACTTTACAGCCGGTATTGATATTAGACAAAATGCCGGAAAAGATTTTGATATAAAAGCAGGTAATGATATTAGACAAACTTGTGAATTTGATTGGCAAATTAATGCAGGATATGATGGAAAAATTACAGTAGCAAAATCACTTCATCTTAAAAGTAAACATCATCTTGAAACAGCAGATAAAATCGATATGAATGGCCCGACAGCTGCAACAGCTGCAACAGCCGAAACAGCAAATCTACCATTTAGATCACCACAAGCGGAACCTTGGGCAGGACATGAAAATTATGATCCAGCAGAACATACTCCAGAAAAGACAGATAATATAGCAAGTAATAGTAGTACTGACGTTGCTAATGGCGGCAATAAAAAAACTTCAAATATAGTGCAACCAAAGGATACAAAAGCTAAAGGTACAACATCTCCAACAGTTCTTAAAACTGTTAAAACATCAAATCAACAAGCTACTGATAATGATACAACAAAAAAATTATGTAAAGTTAGTACAACTACTTCTGGAAAAGGGACTCCTGATAATCAACAAGTTGGACCAACATAATGCCTGAAGTAACTAGAGTAGGATTAGATTTACATATTGGACATGCAAGTCCTTCACCAAGTCCGTTCCATCAAACGGCGTATGCTGTAGGATCTCCTGATGTATATGCTAACAACGCAAAAGTTGTTCGTATTGGTGATACTACTAGCTGTGGCGATCCTGCTGTTGCAGGTAGCGGAACTGTATTTGTAAACAATATAGCAATTCATAGAAAAGGTGATGCAACTGGCGGACACGCTAGTTGGGTTCCTAATGCATCAAATTCTGGCAGTCCGGACGTAATTGCAGGTGATTAAAAATAAGGTAAATACGTTATGAGCACTATAGAGAAAAAAATATATTCAGAAATCACTGTTCCTGGTAATAATAGGATAGAAACAATTACCTCTAAAACATCTTACAGAGGAATGAGTACAGTAAATCCTGACAACGTTACTTTTAGTCTATATGATATATCATTAATAAAGCAAGATTTAATAAACCATTTTCATATTCGCCAAGGAGAAAAACTTAGTAATCCTGAATTTGGCACAATTATATGGGACGCATTATTTGAACCTTTAACTGAGTCGCTAAAAGAAGCAATTACACAAAATGTTACTAAGATTATTAATAGCGATCCGAGGACTAATGTTAATAGTATATTAATTGACCAATATGAAAAAGGCATACAAATAGAATGTACTATAACGTATCTTCCGTTTAACATTTCAGAAACCCTAAGGATGAGATTTGACGAAGATGCAGGCTTTTTAAAGTCTTAGTTTTTAATGTACGCACTTTACTATATGCCATAAATAGTTATAATTAAGGAATGTAAGATATGTCGGCAACAGATAGACAAAATAGATTATTATTAGCAGAGGATTGGAAACGAGTTTACCAATCTTTCCGTAATGCAGATTTTCAAAGTTATGACTTTGACAACCTTCGCCGTACAATGATTAATTACCTTCGGGAAAACTATCCTGAAGACTTTAACGATTACATCGAGTCAAGTGAGTATCTAGCATTAATTGATCTAATTGCGTATATGGGACAAAATATCTCATTCCGTATTGACTTAAATGCAAGAGAAAATTATTTAGAACTTGCTGAGCGTAGAGAATCAGTTCTCCGTCTTGCTCGTTTGCTTTCTTACAATCCTAAACGTAATCAAGCAGCCAATGGTGTGTTAAAAGTTGAAAGTATTACAACTTCAGAAGAAATTATAGATTCAAATAATGTTAATTTAGCTAACCAAACAATAGTATGGAATGACCCTACTAATCCAGACTGGTACGAACAATTTATAAAAGTAATTAATTCAACATTGCCCGCTAATGCAAAATTTGGAAGACCAATTAAAAAAGATACTTCGCAAGGAATACCATCTGAGCAATATCGTATGCTTAGTACTAATGACGAAGTTCCGGTTTATAGTTTTTCTAAATCTGTTGACGGAAGATCAGTAAGATTTGAAGTTGTATCAACAGACATAGTTGATAAAGTTATTCAAGAAGAAGCACCGTTTCCTGGTAATAATTTTGCATTTTTATTCCGAGATGACGGAAGAGGAAATGCAAGTAGTAATACTGGTTTCTTTAGTCATTTTAGAGAAGGGTCAATAGATGAAGGACAGTTTACTATAACCAGTCCTAGCACAAATCAAGTCGTTGCAATTGATGCTACTAATGTTAATGAAACTGATGTATGGCTCTACAAATTAGACTCGTTTGGAAACGAAAATGAACTTTGGTCTAAAGTAGCTGCTGTTGAAGGTAACAATGTAGTTTATAATAGTTTAAGTAAAAGCATACAAAATATCTATTCTGTACTAACTAGAGTTGATGATAGAATTAGTTTAGTATTTTCAGATGGTGTATTTGGAAATTTACCAAAAGGTAGTTTCCGTGTATTTTACAGAGTAAGCAAAAATCAAAGAGTTATTATCACTCCAGATGATATGAGAGGAATAACAGTTTCAATTCCTTACTTGTCGTCCGCAGATAAAATTGAAACATTAACAATTACATATGAACTAAAATATACAGTTGATAATTCAACAACTAGTGAAACAAGTGCAAGTATTAAACAAAATGCACCCTCAACGTATTATACTCAAAATAGAATGGTAACTGCTGAAGACTATCAAATAGCACCATTAGGAGTTAGTCAAGAAATTATTAAAGTAAAGTCAGTTAATAGAACATCAAGTGGTATTAGTAGATATTTTGACTTAATAGATGCTACTGGAAAGTACAGTAGAACTAGTTTATATGGAACAGATGGAGTATTATATAAAGAAAATTTAGAACCTAAAACAACTTTTAGTTTTGTTACTAAAACAGATATTGAAGGCGCAATTGTTAATATTATAGAACCTATATTAACTAATAAAAAAGTAAGAAATTATTATTATAATAACTTCCCTAAAATTTCTACAATTGACTTAGGAATAACTTGGACGCAGTCTACTAAAGCTACTAATCTAAGCACTGGTTATTTTAAAAACACAGCATCTATAACTTCTCAAGTAGGTACATATACTTCATCAATATTAAAGCTAGTTGTTCCAGAAACATTAATTAAATTTTTACCACCAACTGGACAAAGTTTCCTTAATAGTGATTTAGTCTCTACAACAGGATACGCAGGCAAAAAAGGAGTTGTTGATTATAAGTGGGTTAAAATAGCTGCCGTTACAGGAGATGGCACTATAGTTGCTACTACTGGATCAGGACCAATATCATTAAATGATATTATTCCAACGGGCTCTAGATTAGCAGAAATTAGACCAGGACTTGCATCTTCATTAGCAGCAGATGTCGCAACACAATTAATCGATCAAGTATTTGCGTATAAAACATTTGGATTACGATATAATACAGATACACAGTCTTGGAGGATTGTTACAGAAAACAACTTAAACACCGCAAGTGAGTTTAGCACAGGTAAGACTGGTAATATTTCAAACCAGCAACTAGATGCAAGTTGGTTATTGATATTTAAAACAAATGGTGAAACATATACTATTCAAAATAGAGGTATGCGATACATATTTGAAAGTGATCAAGAGATACGTTTCTACTTTGATTCGTCGGATAAAATTTACAATAATCTAACAGGAAAAATTGTTAAAGATAAGATTAGTATATTAAACATAAACACACAGCCTGATAACGCATATCCATTTACTGTTGATTACGATTGGGAACTTACTGACGAATATAGAGATGCTGAGGGTTATGTTGATAGTAAAAAAATAGAAATCTCGTTTTTTGATACAGACGATGACGGAGTAGTTGACGATCCTGATATTTTTGATACAGTAGTTAATGAGATTGTTAATCCGTTAACAAAGTATGTATTCCAGCAAAAATTTACTACTACAGACGGAGTTGAAGATTTTAACTTTGTTAGTGCAACCTCATTAGGTATAATGATTCTAAGTTCCGAATCATTATTAAATGCACTTAGTACATACACTAACGGACAATTATTTTATTTTACAACTGCTGATGTATTTAAAGTTTATAATGGTACAACAGGAATATTAACTCAAACTACTGATTATAGAGCTAGAGTAGGTAGAGATAACTTAACATTCCATTATGTGCATGGAGCAGATGATAGTTCTAGAATTGACCCAAGTGCTAGTAATATTATTGATACATATATTTTAACTAGAAGTTATGATACAGATTATAGAGCATACTTAAATGGTACTAGTAAATTACCGTTACCGGCAAGTTCAGATTCTTTGTTCCTGTCTTATAACAGCAGTCTAGCTAAGATTAAATCATTAAGTGATGAAATAATTTATCATCCGGTTAAGTACAAAGTACTATTTGGATCAAAGGCACCAACAGATTTGCAAGCAATATTTAAAGTAGTAAAAAATCCAGACATTGTTCTTAACGATAATGATATTAAGTCAAGAATTATTTCAGCAATTAACGAATATTTTGCACTTGAAAACTGGGACTTTGGAGATAAGTTCTTCTTCTCAGAAATGGCAAATTACGTAATGACAGAACTTGCTCCAGATGTGGTAACATTTTTAATTGTACCTACACAATCAGAACAAGTGTTTGGTAGCCTATTTGAAATTAAAGCTGAAAATGATGAAATTTTTATTAGTTCAGCTACAGTTGATAATATTACTATTATTGACGCTATAACAGCAAACAAGCTCAAAGCTTCAGGAGGCTCAGTTGTTACAACTAGCATATCAGCTGCATCCGCTGGAATACAAAGTGTTTAGCCCTAAGGGAAGAATTTAAAAATGGCATTTGATAATAATCAAAAAAGTGGAAACGGTGATCCTAACGCAAAAAGAAAAAGCGAAGAGCACCTACCTAGATATTTTAGAACAGTTCCTAATAGTAAGTTTTTATCTAGTACATTAGATCAATTAATACAACCTGGCTCTGTTGAAAAATTAAATGGTTATTTTGGTAGAGAAACAGCTGCTTCATTTAATAAAGATGATAATTATGTTGGTGATATTTCAACTAGCAGACAAGATTATCAATTTGAACCAGCTACTGTTATTAAAGATAGTTTAGATACTGTAACATTCTATAAAGATTACAATGACTATATGAATCAACTGTCAAGCCTTAATCCAAAGATTAAAGATCATAGTATTACTAATAAACAAGAATATTATAGTTGGAACCCACATATTGATTGGGACAAATTTATTAATTTTAGAGAGTACTATTGGCTTCCAAGTGGACCACAAGTTGTAGATGTTCGAGGACAAACTACAGAAGTAGTAAGCACTTATACAGTTTCATTGGCTGACAATGTCGACAATTTTGGATACGTTTTCTCTCCAGATGGATTAACACAAAATCCAACTATTAAATTATATAGAGGTATTACATACAAGTTTGAAATTAATACCCCAGGGCTACCGTTTACAATTAGATCAAAGCGTGATTTAGATGATTCATTTTTATTATCAACAGGGGTTGATAATCAAGGAACTGAAAACGGCACAATAACATTTACTCCAACTGCTGATACGCCTAGTATATTATACTATGTTGCCGATAACGATGTTAATGCTGCAGGACTAGTAAAAGTTGCTAATATAGACGAAGCATCATTTATTGATATTGATGCAGAGATATTAGGAAAGAAAACATATACTACTGGAACAGGGTTTAGTTTAACCAACGGAATGAAAGTTAATTTTATTGGTGATGTAACTCCTGCAAAATATGCTACTGGTGAATATTACGTTGAAGGTGTAGGCGATAAAATTGTTCTTATCAACGAATCAGAATTAACAGTGCCTAGTGCGTTTGTTAATGACGTGGCTATTAATTTTGATGCACAAGGATTTGACAGACAACCGTTTGATACAGCTATTGGTTATCCAACTGTTCGAGATTACATGTTAATTAATCGCAGTGCTAAAGACGGAAATTTATGGAGTAGATATAATAGATGGTTCCACAAATCTGTTATTGAACAAAGTGCAGTATTAAACAATCAGCCAATTAATGTAGATCAGTCTGCAAGAGCAAAACGACCAATTATTGAATTTGAATCAGGATTAAAACTATTTAATTTTGGAACTAGTATTAAAGAAAATGTTAATCTTTTAGATACGCATACTAAAGATGTATTTTCTACTATTGAAGGTAGTACAGGATATAATATTGATGGTGTAGATTTAATTAATGGTATGAGGATCTTGTTTACTGCTGATCCAGACCCATTAGTTAACGGAAGAATTTTTGAAGTTAAGTTTTTTAATTTTGATGGACCAGGAATTGAAATTGACCAAACTATAAAACAAATTTCATTAATTGATGTAACATATTCTAAACCATTGTCTAATGAAGTAGTATTAGTTACTCAAGGTACTACGTACAAAGGGTTAATGTATTATTATAATGGAACTTCTTGGACACAAGCACAAACAAAAACTAAAGTAAACCAAGCACCATTATTTGATTTGTTTGATGAGAATAATGTTAGTTATAGTGATACTACAATTTATAATTCTTCAACGTTTACGGGTAACAAAATCTTTAGCTATAAAGAAGGAGTTATTGGAACAGCTGATGCTGAAGTTGGCATTGTTCTATCATATAGAACAATAACAAACGTTGGTGATATTACATTTAATTTTAATTTATTAAATGAACTATTTGAGTATCTAGATAATAACGATTTATACTATAAAAATACAGATGTATCTTTTCTTCAACATTATTCAAATAGAACTGAATACATAAATGCAAACGCCTGGCAAAAAGCACCAACTGACAGTAAACAACCTGTTATAAGAAAATACGTCTTTGATAATTCTACTTCAGTGTTTGATATAGATGTATATGATGATAGTGCTTCATTAGCAGATTTATCTGTTACTGTGTTTTTAAATAATGAATTAAAACTTAAAGATATTGATTACACAGTGGGTACTACGGTTAATAATTTTTCTTCAATTACATTTTTATCACCAGCATTCACTTCATTAACTAGTTTAACAGACGGCGATCTAGTTGTTATTAAAACAACGTCGGCTGCAGTTAAGAATGATAATGGATATTATGACTTTCCAAGTAACTTAGAAAGAAACCCATTAAATAATAATATTGGCGAATTTACACTAGGTGAAGTAAACAGTCACGTATCTAGTATGGTTGAAGACTTACCAGATTTTGCAGGTAAATTTCCAGGTTCAAGTAATTTAAGAGATTTAGGAAATGTAACACAATTTGGTAATAAATTTATTAAGCATAGTTCACCATTAAACCTAGCAATGTATAGTGTGTTGGATCAAAATTCTAACTTAATATCTTCGATACGATTTGCACGAAAAGAATACGGAAAGTTTAAAAGATTATTTTTACAAGTTGCAAATGAATTAGGTTGGGAAGGTCCTGTTAAAGATCACGTTGATAGAATCTTAGTAGAAATAAACAAAGATAAAATAAACTCAATGCCGTTTTATTTCTCA